CCTATGGGGGGTGTGCCGGCGCGCGCTGCTAAGGGTCGCTGCCACATCACGCGACCCAAAAACGGTCTACCTCCTGTGAAGCGATGAGCGAGTGGAGGCGCACCCAGCGCTGTGCAGTGCATCCCCCAGCGGGGGGAGGTGCTGTGCAGTGGTGGGTGGGAAGAAGGTGCGACGAGGGTGAGCCAGACTGGAATAGCTCTTACAGAAGACATTCATACGGTTTAGGTAAGGCCCTGTGCACCACTGCAAGGCTTGACACCTAGTTCCCTGTTTGTGAGGATCGGTTGGCAGTAAAACCCTCTCCCTGACTAGAGGCCATCTAGGTCAGGGAGATTGACGGGCCAGCTGCGCACCTAGGGCCTATCCCAGATGAACCAGCTACATGAACACTATCGGGACTCGTCAACCGACGTTTCTGATGCTTCAGATCGAGGACTTGAAAAAGGTCACTGCGTTGCTCGGAAGGGGCGATCTACTTCCGAGGGACATGGCGGTATGTCTGGTCTTGCTATCGAGGACAACGACGTTCTCGGGTCGGATCGGCATCACGGCTCAAGCGATTGCACAGGAGCTGCAATGCAACGAGACGGATGTGCGGAAGACGATTGGCCGTCTGAAGAAGCACCACCTGCTACGGCACATCAAGGATCCGAATACGGGGCTGCGGTACTACCGGCTGAACCCTTCAATCGTTTCGACGACGAGGGGTTCGTCTTGGGGTTTGGCGTTGAAGGAGTTCGCCGATGCCTGATGATCCAAGCCCGTCCAGGGGTTTGGGTTCGCTTCCTGAATGACGGATGCCCTGTCACCACCCTGATGAGGGAAAGGAAGCTGCTGGCACGGGATGCGTTCACCGTGCTGGCCATGGTTTCGCAGATGGATGAGCACTGCGGGTTGATACCGATCACGGCTGCTGAGATCGCCGAGCGGTCTGGAACGCAGCTGGCTCACATCAAGTCTTCACTCGCCCGACTGCAGAAGGTCAAGCTGCTGCGGCGCGTCAAGGTGGAGGGTGAGTACCTGTACCTGTTGTCGCCGTGGGTGTGGCAGATCGGTACGGAGAAGGCCGTGCTGCGGGTGATGAAGCTCTTCAAAGAGGCCTGAACTACGCTGCCCGTGACAGGGGGTGGTTCCCCTGTTTCCATCAGAGCAGCACCGTCTGATCTGGTGGTTGGTGGGGGAGTCATTGCTATCCGGGTGCTCTGGATGGTGATGGCTCCCTTTTGGCTTCAGACTGGTTGCATTGCATCAGTGCCATGTTCATCCCTAACTACACCCGACTGCTGCTGGGCCTAGAAGGCACTCCTGACCCTTCCTTGGCTGTGGTACAGGCAGCAGTCGCTAAGAAGGGCTTCACGGGCTACGTGGCTCCTGACTACAGCGCTCCTGCCCCTCCCCGTTCCACTGGTACTGGCACTGGTGGTTCTGGTGCAGGGACCGGGGGGCGGTAGCGGCAGCCCCTGATGACTCCCGAGATCACACCGGCTGCTGGTGATGAGCTACGGGTCTGCATCACCAGAGATGGTCACCAGGTCTGTGCAACGGTCTCTAGCGCCCATCTGGTATCCGACAAGCTGAAGCAGCTGGAACAGGCCTTACAGCGCCATCGAGAGCACGCTCAATGAATTGGGAGCCACTACCGCCTGAGCTCGAACCACTTCCGCATTTCGCTTGCTACCTGCTGCGGGAGCTCAACCTGGCGGATACGCCCACCAAACAGCAGCTCTCGATCCTCCACTACCTCGAAGGTGGTCCTGATCGGCAGATCATCACCGCCTACAGGGGGTGTGGGAAATCAACGCTCACGGGCATCTATGCCTTGTGGCGTTTGAGGCTTGATCCTTTCCGCGAAAAGATCCTGCTGGTGGGTGCTACTGCTGATAAGGCTGTAGAGATCTCCACCTGGATGCTGCGGCTGGTACGCGACATCGACATCCTTCAATGCCTACAACCCCTCACAGATGGCCGTAGCAGCGTCAATGGTTGGGATGTGGGTCCCGCCATCGTGGATCAGAGCCCAAGTGTCCGCGCTGTGGGAATCCTGTCCCCATCGCTGACCGGTAAACGTTGTACCTGTGCCATTGCGGATGACATCGAGACGCTTAGCAACTCGATCACACCGCTGAAACAGGAACGCTTGGCATCTGCCATCACGGAGCTGGAAGCGATCAGGAAGCCTGAGGTGGATGGTGAGCTACCGAAGCAGACAATCTTCCTTGGTACACCACACCTTGAGAGTTCGCTCTACATCCGTCTGAGACGTGAGCGGAGTTACCAGCAGCGGTTATGGCCTGCTCGTTATCCCAACCCTGATGTAGAGGATGAGTGGGATTGCTATGAGGGTTGTCTCGATCCCACCATTGCAGCTGAGGTGGAGATGGATCGCTCATTGGTGGGTGATCCAACAGATCCTGAACGCTTTGGTCATGACGAGTTGCTGAAGCGTGAGATGTCCATGACCAGGGCATCGGTGCAGCTGCAGTGGCAACTGAACTGCCGGTTGTCCACGCTGGATCGTTACCCGATTCGCTTGGGTGATCTGATCGTTACGGACCTGGACGGCAAGGCATTACCTGAAGTGATCAGCTGGGCATCAGGACCTGATCAACGCATTCAAGATCTGGTGTGTATCGGTCTTGGTGCTGATCGGTGGTATCACCGTCCAATGCTCACCCAGGGATGGATTGGAAAGGATGAGCACTGGAATTGCGTGCTGGCGATTGACCCATCAGGCCGCGGCCAAGATGAGTTGGCATGGGCTGTTGTTGCCAGCTTGAACGGCAACTTCTTCCTGTTGGAATCAGGTGGCACCACCCAGGGCTATGCCGAGGAGGTGTTGCAGCTGTTGGCCGTCAGGGCACAGCGCTGGGGTGTGACGCAGGTGGTGGTCGAAAGCAATTTCGGTGATGGCATGTTTGAGGCCTTGTTGGCCCCTGTGCTCAATCGCATTCACCCGTGTGGCATTGAACCGGTGAAGGTGACGCAACAGAAGGAGAGACGGATTGTGGACACCATTGCCCCGCTGGTGCAGCAGCACCGCTTGGTGGTCAATACGGAGGTGATCAGGAAGGATTACCGGGAAGCGGAACGTGATGCAGAGAATGGCCATCACAGGTCGCTGCTATTCCAGCTGAGTCGCATCACAACGGAACGTGGTGCGCTGATGAGGGATGACCGTATTGATGCGTTAGCGATTGGGCTGCAGTTCTTCACCGATGCCGCAGCCCAGGATCAACAACGTCAAGCGCAGGTCAGGCAAGACGAGATGATGGACTGGGCTGTGCAGGCATTCCTGGATGAGACCGGTGCCAGCATTGATGCGCTGGCGATGGGGTTCAAGCCTGCTGGGCCTCGTCGCTCTTATGGGGGCGTGCACCGCCGTCCTGTGGGGGTCGGATAGGTGTCACCTTGTTGTTGAGAGCAGAGAAGTTCAACTTGCCTGCCATCTTGCTCTTGAGGGACTGCGTATCCACCTCTGACATGGAAGCTGAGATGCTGTTCTGCTTGAGCAGTTGAAGGGCTAAGCGGATGTCTTCTGCATCAGCTGATTCCTCCATCCGTTGACGGACCGAACGGATGACGGTGGCATGGAGTTCTTCTAGCTCTTTGGATAGTTCAGACATGAGATCACAGCTACTGTGGTCATTATGAATCAGCTGCAAGGGCAGCCCAAAGCAAATGATTCGAGAGGTGGTGATGTCGCCTGAACGATGGCTTGACTGTGTTCTCTGGTATCGCGGTTCACCGCACCAGCGGCAGGCCTTCTTGAAGCTCTACGCGCATCTGTTGGAATTACCTGGCGGGGCCTGTCTGCTGACTGAGAACGCCGAGTGGTTCCAGGCATACCGAGGCCGCGACAAGCTCGTTCACGACTTCATGCACCCTGACGGTCACTAACCCATGATCATCACCGTCTGCATCCCCCCGCCGCCGCCTGTCTCCGCCCCGGTGGAACAGCTCAGCACGTGCCGTAGCTTCCATAGCGCTGAAGCACTCCAGCGTTGGTTGCAGCAGCAGGGAATAGAAGCCACCTGCGCTGCCATGAATTGCGGGGACTGGAGGTGGCCTTGAAGCGTGACACCCTCCGGCTCAGCCCACACCAATCCATCGAGACCAGCCGGGATTGGAATGGCCGCTACTTCATCGCCTACAGCGGTGGTGCCAGCGTCTTCATCCGGGACATCGCTGAACTACGCCG